GTCCGACTTCTTCTCGAAGGCTCGGGTTCTCACCACGGGTTCCGGCGAAACGATGGAGTGGCCCGTCAAGAACGGCCGCCCGACCGCTGCGCAGGTTTCTGAGAACACGGCGTATGGCAAGAGTGACGAGAGCTGGTCGAAGACCTCTGTCGGCGCTTACAAGTATGGCGTGATTGTCGAGGCCACTAACGAGATCATTGATGATTCTCAGCTCGACATTCTCGGGATTCTCGCCCAGGACGCGGGCGAGGCTGTCGCCGATAAGGTGATGGCTGACCTTCTGGTGGGTAACGGCACCGGTAAGCCGTGGGGCTGGATCACCCGTTCTACGGGCGCGGTTAACGCTGCGAACCTGGCCGGTGTCACCACTGACAACCTGATCGACCTTCAGCACTCGATCCTTCGGCCGTACCGAAAGAACGCGGTCTTCATGACTTCGGATTCTGCGGTTCAGTCGCTCCGAAAGCTGAAGGACTCGACCGGTAACTACATCTGGCAGCCTTCGCTTCAGGCCGGGGCCCCGGACACCATTCTCGGAACCCCGATCATGACTGACCCGAACATCGTCACTTCCGGTGCCGGTGCGAAGGTCCTGGTTTACGGCGACCCGAGCAAGTATCTGGTTCGCCAGGTTAAGAACCTGCGCGTTGTGCGGTCCGACGAGTACGGCTATGACCGTGACGTGGTCGCCTTCAAGGTGACGTGGCGCGGTTCCGGCGACCTGTTCGACCTGGCTTCCGTCAAGGCTCTGACCGTTACCGCGTAAGCGGCAGAGGGGCCGCCCTTCGGGGCGGCCCCTCGGTCATTCCCACGGGAGTTGAGGTTATGAAGGTTCGCATTCTTGAGGGTGGGACCGGGCTTCTCGATGGAGCGCCGTTCCCGAGTGTGGGCGATGTGGTCGAGCTTCCTTCGGGACTGGCCGTGTCGCTTCTGAATGACAAGCGCGCCGAAGTGGTGGCCGGCAAAGCCGCTGAATCGCGCGAGACGGCCGTTTCTGCGGCCCCTGAGAAGCGCGGTCCCGGTAGGCCGCGGAAGTCCGCGTAAGGGGGCGTTGTGCGGTTTCTGAGCGGTAGGGCCGTGACTCTGCGGCACACCTTCCTAGACGACGAGACGCCGATGGTCGTCCCTGCCGTGACCGTGACCGTACGGGACGCATCCGGCGCGACCGTTTACACGGGCTCCGCGACCAGCTCGGGTAACGAGTGGTCGGCCATCCTTCCCGCGCAACCCGAGGGCGTTTACACGGCCTCTTGGGTGGCCGGCACTTCGGCCACGGACCGCGAGACCTTCGAGGTAGTCGGGGGCTTCCTGTTCACCCTGCCTGAAGCGCGCGGGTCCGACATGGACCTAGCCGACGCTACGCGGTTCCCTACGGCCGAACTGAAGCACTACCGCGAGGTAGTTGAAGACGAATTCGAGACCATCACTGCCCGCTCGTTCGTGCCGCGTACGGCACGCGTCGAGGTCGAGGCAGACGACAGCTCGACTCTGTTCCTGGGGTACTTCGATGTGTCCGCCCTGAAGGCCGTTGAAGGCCCCTCTGGGGCTGTCGACGTGACCGGATGGACCGTTGACCGTAGCGGCTTCCTGCGGGCCCCGTATGACCTCACGGACGGCGACCGGTACACGGTCACCTTCACGTACGGCTTCGGCCAGGTGCCCGAGGACGTGAAGCGCGCGGGCTTGCTGCGGCTTCGCTCCCTGCTCACTGCGGAACGGTCCGGCATCCCGGACCGCGCTACGGCCTTCGTTGCTGCCGAGGGTGGCAATTTCACTTTGGCCACGGCCGGACGGAACGGTTACGAGACGGGGATTCCCGAGGTCGACGCGACCCTTACCCGGTACAAGTACCGGATTCTTCATGACGTGTTGGGGGTCTCGCGGTGAGTACGAACGCATTCGCCGCTAAGGCCGCCCTACGGGACATGATCAAGGCCCTTCCTGCGCTTGCCGGTTATCAAGTCACTTGGGGCTATCCGACCAGGAGCCCCGAACGCCGATGGGTGTTCGTGGGCGAAGTTCACTGGCCGGATTCCCAGTGGGTGACCAATCGGAGCCGTGAAGAGGTCTTCGAGGTGAGCGTCATTGTGAACTGTCAGCTTTCCGGAGCGACCTCGGAAGAGGTCGAGGGGGAGCTTCAGCGCATGGCCGCAGGCATTGAGGACGGCATGAAGGCCGTTCCCAATCTCGGTATTCCGTCCGTCGTCGTGACGGACTTTGTTCCCCGGAAGCTTTCTAGCTTCCCCTCGGATCAAGTCTATGAAGGACAGTTCGAGGCTGTTGTTCGTGTGAAGGCGAGGCTTTAGTGAAGACCGTTGCTTATGGCGGGCCTTACGCGGCGGTAGAGGTTCCCTCGCTGGGTCTTACCGCCGAGAAGGGCGACCCGATAGAGGTTGCCGACGATATCGCCCAGGCGCTTCTTCGCCAGGGGTGGCAGGAGATTAAGGCGAAGAAGGAGACGGCTAAGTAATGGCCACGATCTTTGATCAGTACATCGGTGTTGTTGACGAGTCGGTTTACGGCACGGCGGTTGCACCTACGAAGTTCTTCGAGTTCACCGACGAAGGCATTGAAGGCAAGTACGAGCGGATTGATTCCGAGGGAATCAGGGCCTCTACTCGCGTCCTCCGAAGCGACCGCTTCGCGGTTAACCCGAAGGGTGCCGAGGGTGACGTGAAGATGGAGGTTCTTTCCTCCGGCTTCGACTTCTGGCTGAAGCACATGCTCGGCGGCCTGGCCTCGGGTGCCCCTACGGGCGGGTTCATTACTCACACGGCGACCCTGGGCGACCTGAACGGCAAGAGCTTTACGGCTCAGGTGGGCCGGGTGGACAACACCGGAGCCCTTACCCCGTTCACTTACCAGGGTGGCAAGGTCAAGGAATGGGAGCTTACGAACGCCGTTGACGAGCTTCTGAAGCTGTCTGTGACGTGCGATTTCGCTAAGGAGACCATCGGGGCCGGCACCGGGGCCTATGCGGCGGCTACGCCCTCTTACGTGGCGAATACGAAGCTGTTCAGCTTCGCCGGTGGAACGGTCACCGTGGGCGGTTCCGCTTTCCAGATCAATGACTTCTCGCTGAAGGCCAGTAACGGCCTGAAGGATGACCGGTACTTCATCCGGAACACCGGTATGAAGTCGGAGCCTCTGGAGTCCGAGCTTCGCAAGTATGAGTGGTCGCTGAAGGCTGAGTTCGGCGGCGTGACTCAGATCAACCGCGTTGCGGCTGCTCTCGCGAGTGGTGCTGTCGCTGACATCACCGTTCTTTGGGATGGGCCGGACAACTCTCAGTTCAAGGTTCAGATGCCTTTCGCCCGGTTCGATGAAGGCCCGGTGTCCGTGGGCGGCATGGACGTTGTCTCCCAGGACCTTTCCGGTATCGCTCTGACGGACGGTACCGCGTCCCCGGTCACGATCACTTACAAGGCTCTTCAGTAAGCCTTGAAACTAGTATTGGGAGAGCTGGGCTATGCCCACTGAAGGCATTTATCACAATGTCGAGGGCCTAGCCCAGTTCACCCGCGCTCTCGCGCGTGCCGGTGCTGACGGTACCCGCGCAGAGGTGAAACAGGCGAACTTTGATGTTGCCGACAAGCTGACCCAAGCCGCTAAGGAAAAGGCTGGTGGTCTGTCTCGGCAGCAAAGGGCGGCGGCTGAATCTCTTCGGGCGACGAAGACTCAGAACTATGCCGCCGTACGTCTCGGTTCGGCCCGTAAGCCGTATGCCCTCGGTGCCGAGTTCGGCGCTAAGAAGCTCACGCGTAATGGCCGTGTGGCCCGCGGCTTCAAGCCGTGGCGAGGAAACCAGTTCAACGGCTGGGAAGGCGGCCCCGGTTACTTCCTTCACCCGTCCATTCGGGAGAAGGGGCCTGCCCTTATCCGTGAGTATGAAAACGCTATTGACCGCCTAATGTCGGAGGCATTTCCAGAATGAGCAACGAGTCTATTTCTCTTCGCGTTGACCCGGACGTTCTCACCATTGGTGACCTTGAAGACTTCGAAGAGGTCGTTGGGGCCGCGATCTATGACGTTCTTTCCCCTCGGCCGGTTATCGGCCCGGACGGGAAGAAGGTTCTTGACGAGAAGGGCCGCCCCGAACTTGAGACGAAGATTCCGACTAAGGCCCTGAAGGCTCTTATCTGGATCACTCAGCGTGCCGAGAACCCTTCCTTCTCTCTTGAGGACGCGCGAAACGTGAAGGTCGCGGCTCTTGAGCTGGTCGGTGCCGAGGACGGCCAGGGAAACGACGAAGAGCAGAACGCCTGAAGGAGCGGGCGGCGTTCTGCCGTTTCTATCGAATGACTCCCGGCGAAGTGCGGCGGCTTACTGCCGCCGAGTATCGCGCCTTCTGCGAGTACATGAACGAATACAACTCTAGTCGGGAGTCTCTGTAATGGCGGATTCGAGGACGCTTCGCGTTGTCATTGTCGGCAACGCTGATTCCGCCGAGGATGCAATTCAGGGACTCGCGGACACTTCCCAGGATGCCGGAACCCAAGTTGAGGGTATGGGCGGGAAGTTCGGGAAGCTGAAGGGTGCTCTTGCTGGCCTCGGGGGAATGGTCGCCGCGGCCCTTCCCCTGGCCGGTCTCATGGCCTTTCAGAAGGGCCTAGACGAGATTGGTAACCGGGCGAAGCTCGCGGCTTCTATGGGCCTTTCTGGCAAGGATGCGGCCACGGCCGGCAAACTTGCCGGTGACCTTTACGTGTCTGGCTTTGGTGAGTCGACGGCGGAGACTGGCGAGATCGTCAAGCGGGTTCACGATGACCTGAACATCTCGATTAACTCGGTCGACTTCAAGCCGATTGCCGATAAGGTCGCGACCGTTTCGAAGGTCATGGATCAGGACGTGGGCGGCACTACTCGGGCCGTCGCAAACCTTATGCGTAACGGCCTGGCGAAGAACGCGACTGAAGCTCTCGATATCGTCGCCTCGGGTTTCACTCACGGTGTCGACAAGTCGGAAGACTTCCTTGACACCCTGAATGAGTATGGAACTCAGTTCAGGAAGATGGGTCTCGACGGCGCTACGGCGACCGGCATTCTTTCCCAGGGACTCAAGGGCGGTGCCCGTGACGCTGACTTGGTCGCCGACGCGATCAAGGAATTTTCCATTCGCGCAATTGACGGTAGCGCGACCACGGCTCAGGGGTTCAAGGCTATTGGCCTTGACGCTAACGACATGGCGAAGCGAATAGGCAAGGGCGGTAAGTCTGCCTCTGACGCGCTTCAGGAAACCATGGACAAGCTCCGGGGGATGAAGGACCCGGTTAAGCAGGCGGCAGCCGCTACGGGCCTTTTCGGAACTCAGTCCGAAGACCTCGGTAAGGCCCTTTACTCGATTGACCCGAAGAGCGCGGTTAGCGCTCTGGGGAAGGTCAAGGGGTCGGCTCAGCAGATGGCCGACACGATGCACAAGAACGCTGCGGCGAAGGTCGAGACGTTTAAACGCAAGATTGAGATGGGCTTCACCGATGCTGCGGCGAAGGCCATTACGGCGTTTCAGGGATTGGGAACGAAGCTCGGGCCGACCTTCGACAAGATCGGGCAGGCTACGGGGCCGTTCATGAAGGGTCTCGGCGACATCGGCGGGAAGATCAAGACGAGCTTCGAGACTGGCGCGGCCCGAACCGCGCTCGACCAGCTCGGGCAGAAGCTCTCTGGGATTTGGCAGGTCGTTGGGCCGGCACTTTCTCAGTTCGTGACCTTCTTCAAGACAACGCTAATGCCGCTCTTTCAAGAGCTTTGGACGAAGGCCGCACCTGTTCTAGTTCAGCTCTGGTCGACCTTCAAGACGTATCTCGACTTCATCAAGCTTGAAATTCAGATGTTTATCGAGGGCGTCAAGTGGCTTTGGCAGACCTTCGGCGCAACGATCATTGCCTATGTCAAGGTTGCTTGGGATGCCGTGTGGCAGGTGATATCCGGCGTTCTGTCGATCATTCAGGGCATCTATAACGTCTTCATCGGCATCTTCACCGGCAATTGGTCGCAAGCCTGGCAGGGTATCAAGCAAATCTTCTCGGGCATCTGGAACGTCATAGTCGGCGTTTTCCGGGCCGTCATGAACACGATAAAGACGGTTCTGAAGCTCGGTGTCGACGCCGTAAAGGGGATTTGGTCCCTTGCCTGGCACGCTGTCAGTTCGCTCTTCAAGAGCATTTGGAACGGCGTAACGGGCTTCTTCTCGGGTGCTCTCGGGAGGATGAAGGGCTATGCGTCCTCGG